CACCGGTTCGACAATGACAGGCTCGAAGCCTGGCTGGCCCCGCGCATCGAGGGATTCGGCGCCGCGATGCGGGTGCAGCAGTTCCAGGGCGGGGCGTCCAACCCGACCTTTCTGCTCACTACGGACGGCCCGGACGGGCCGCTGCGCTACGTCCTGCGCAAGAAGCCGCCGGGCGTGCTGCTGGCAAGCGCCCACCAGGTCGACCGCGAGTACAGGGTCATGAAGGCGCTGGAGGGCCATGTGCCCGTGCCGCGCATGCGAGTGCTGTGCGACGACGAGAGCATCATCGGCACCGGCTTCTATGTGATGGATTACCTGGAGGGCCGCATCTTCCGCGACGCCGCCCTGCCCGGCCTGGAGCCGGCGGAACGCGCGGCGATCTACGATGAACTGAACGCGGTGCTGGCGCGGCTGCACGCCGTGGACTTCGAGGCCGTGGGCCTGGGCGACTACGGCAAGGCCGGCGGCTACTTCGAGCGCCAGATCGGCCGCTGGACCAAGCAGTACCGGGGCGCCGAGAGCGAGCATATCCCGGAAATGGAGGCCCTGATCGAGAAGCTGCCGGCGCAGATTCCGGCCGACGACTCGGTCAGCATCGCCCACGGCGACTACCGGCTCGAGAACGTGATGTTCCACCCGACCGAGCCCCAGCTGATCGCGGTGCTGGACTGGGAGCTGTCGACCATCGGCCACCCGCTGGCGGACCTGGCCTACAACGGCTTCCTGTGGCGCTCGCATTCGCCGTCGTGGGGCAGCCTGGACGGCGTCGACTTCGCGACCAGCGGCATTCCGACCGAGGCGGCCTATGTCGAGGCTTACGCCCGGCGCACCGGCCGCGGCGCGATCGAGGGCTGGCCCTTTTACATGGCCTTCTCGATTTTCCGCCTCGCCTCGATCTCGCAGGGCGTCTACCGCCGCGTGCTGGCCGGCAACGCCGCCAGCGACCGACCGGCCGAGAACGGCACGCCGCATCTGGCCCGTCAGGCGCTGGAGATCCTCGAGGCCGGCTGATCGGCGCGGACCGGCGGGCTCATTTTGTGGTCATGCCCGCTTGCGCCTACCGGCGACCACGGCTATGACCCGCCCTCCTGAGAAACCTGATCCGCGGTAGCTCAGTGGTAGAGCAGCCGGCTGTTAACCGGCTGGTCGTAGGTTCGAATCCTACCCGCGGAGCCAGGGTTTCCCAGAAACCCCTTATAATTCAACGGGTTGCGGTGAAGGCGGGGATTGCACCCCACCTTTTACCCCACCTTTGTTTTGTATCGTGTCCGCCCGCGCAACGGAAAAGGGCCACCCGTGAAGGTGGCCCGGAAACTTCCGCCAGAACGTCGGCGTCGATGTTCTTGCCCCGGCGGAGGTCGCGCTGGACGGTGCGCTTATCAACGCCGAGATCAGAGGCGGCGCGATCAGAGTATGACGACAAATTGTCGTAATTCTTTTTCGGCTGACCCGGCCCCTTTGACACCTCCCCCTACCCCACAGGCCACCCGTCCGCCGCGATGGCCTGCACCTTCCGCCCGGTCCGCTCCTCGCGCTGCTTGGTCGAGTTGTGATGCAGCACGCAAAGGGTTTGCAGGTTGAGCGGGTCGTAGAACTTCGCCGGGTCGCCCTTGTGCGGTTCGATGTGATCCACGACACGCCCGACAGTCACCCTCGAGACTTCCAGGCAGAAGCGGCATGTCGGCTCACTGGCCAGATGCGAGGCCCGCAAGGCCCGCCAAGTGCGGTTGTTATACATGCGGCGCCACGCCAACGCCTCGGGTGAGCGTCTGTTGTCGGTCATTGGCGGATGCCTCCAGCAGGGGCCGTAAAGAATCGTTCGGCGGGGTCTTCGTCAGGTTCGGGCGGGTGATTGATCCGGGTTTCATCCACCGGCGTGGCGCCCAGCTTTGACAGGACCGCGCTCAGCGTCTGGATCTGGTTCACGCCAACGTCGGCTTGATCCAGCCGGGCGGAGAGGATGCACGCCAGCCGCAGCAGCGTCCTATGACCGGCGTTTAGCCACGGCAGGTCGCACGCAAGCTCACGCCAGACGGTCGCTTGCGCCTCTGTCATCTGGGGGAACGGCTGGCCAATCGGGCCAAGGCCGGTCGGCGCCCGACGATCCTTGAACGTGGCGGGGTTCTTTAGCGCCGCCCCGGACACCTCGGCTTTAGCTTGTGGCAGTCGATGGCGTGGCATGCGCGCCCCTCATGTTCTGAATGTTGTCTGGCTCTTCTTTCGGCCCGACCGGTTTTCTAGTTGATGGCTGACAGGACCGGATCGCCCCCCGTGGGGGGTAGGACCAGCGCACCGGGGGAACTTGCACGTAAACCCCGGTGCGCTGGCGGTCGCGGTTGTTGCGGTCACTCACGACTTGACCGGCCGCACCCGTCCACACAGGCGCGGCAAGTGCGGTTACTCGGGCTTGACGCCCGTCACGGCGCAGAACGCCAGCGGGTGCTCGACGGCAATGTCGGCCCGCATGTGCGCGACCAGGGCCAGCTCGCCGGTTTCCGCATACCGCTCCCGCAGGACGGAGAGACGCATGGTTTCCCGCATCCCGATCAGCAGGTGAGCGAAGTTGCCCGCGACAATCGTGGATTCGTTAGTCCCGGCGCCCAGGTTCGTGGCCACGCTCGTCGTCACAAGCTGGGGGATTGCCGCGATCCGGGGCGGGGCCATGACCGGCTGGCCATCACCCGCTCGGAGGCCGGTGTAAGCGCCGTCTTCGCGCGGCGACATGATGAACGCCGTCGGCTCGCCAGCATTGGCGGTGAGCAGAGCCGTGCGGGCCGCGACCAGCGGGCCAAAGGCGCCGCCCGCGTGCGCTGTGAGCTTGGCGTTGAGCGCGACGGCGTTGATGCCGGACACGTTCACGACGCCACGCGGTTGACTGTCAGCAGCGGTCCCGAACAGGCCCGCCCGGTCAAGCTCCAGAGCCATCGCGCCGGTGACAGCCTGCAACAGCGCCGCCTCCAGGTTCACGCTATCCGCCAGAAGCTCGCGGGAGAACTTGATCATTACGGCGAGCGACTTCGGCGCCAGCGTGACGGCGGCGAAGGTCGGGTCGCTGATAGCGATGGCCGCGCTTTCCGCCCGCCAGGCTGGGGTTGGGTCGGCGCTCAGCTTGGCAATGACGTTCGTGTCAGAGGTCAGCGGAACGGTTCTCGCGCCGGCGCGGATCAGGACCGATTGTGCGCGGAGCCGGTCGATGATCTGCGCCGACAGGATCGTCGGGACGGTGAACCCGCCCGCCGAATCCGTGCCCTCAGACAGAGCGCGCCGTTCCTGTTCGGTCTTCGCCCCGAACGCCGCCGCGCGGATCATGGCGCCGGTCGTCAGGCCGCGAAAATCCGAACCACTGTTCCCACCATTGCGGGCGGTCCAGTCGGCGAAACGCTCCTCGGGGCGCAGCGAGATGGAGACTTCCTCGGCCTGATAGCCCTCATGACGGGCCACGCCATCGGCGTTAGGGCGCATGGCGACATGATCGGCGCCGCCGGTGCGTTGGCGGGTCTTCATGGCCTCGATCTCGTCGCGCACCTCGCGGATGACTTCGAGGGCAAGCACGGCGTCAGCGTCGGGCGCGGCGTCGTGAACCTTGCCGACCAGACGGGAGGCTTCCCGGCCCAGGTCGCGGGACCGTTCGCACAGGTCGGACCACGGAAGCCGGGCAAGCGTGGTGAAGTCTTCGAGGTCGATGTTGTGCTTGTTCAGCACGGGGCCGGATGCGCGCGTGGTCGCGGCGATCTCGGCTTGGGTGAATGCCAGCATGGCTGTTCTCCGAACGGCAGGCGCGCACGCGCACAGCCGCAATCAATTGAAAGGGGATGCCCAGCGCGCGCCGTCCTCGACGGGGCCAACTGGAATGATTGCGGAGGGTTGGGGCGGCATCGCCGGGCCAAGGTCACGCAACGTCACCCGGTTAATGTGGTTTGCCATCTGGCGCAACCATGCTTCGAACGCGGGACATGGCCCGTTCGGCGACGGCATGAGTGGCGCCAGGACCGGCGACGGTCGTTATCAAATCCGTTCCGGCGAGGGTCAGGGCCATGCCGATCAGGAACGGGTCGAGCCCTTCCTTGACGGCTTGGGAAACGAAGTCGCGGGCCATGATGCGAAGGCATTGCAGATCGGTTTCGGCTTGTTCGTGGGTCATTGGTCGGCCTCCAGAGTTGCGAGGGGCGGATAGGTTTTTTCTCGCCGGTTGTGATCGGGCCACGGCGTCACTGGGGTCCGGTTGTGGGGCGGGAGCGAGTGAAGGCCCCCCAAAGGGCCTCCCCAGGTCCAGACGGTCGCCGGGTCGGATTCGATCATCTCGGCGAGGTCGTGGCAGGTCGGAGCGGTCATTGGCCGCCCTCCTCAATCGCCACCCGTGCGCGCTCGATACGTCCGGCCAGCTTCTCGGCGAGGTAGAGGGCGGACTTGATGGTGTCGCGGGCCTTGGCGCAGGCGTCCAGAAACTCGGAAATAGACGGCAGGAACTTGCTTGTCCGCCGGATAGTCTGACAGGCCGCCGCGATCTCGTAGGGCGTGAAGCCCATGCTCACGGCGTCATGCGTCGCGGCGTCGATGAATGATCCAGAGGCGCGGCTGTTCGGGAAGGCGTCAACCAGCATCCCAACCATGATGATGCTCGCCCGTGGTTCGGGTTGGGCGGTCGCGGCAATGTCCAATTCGCTGATGTAGGATTTGACGGCTTGAGGGTCGGGCGCGATGGCCAGGGCCTGCCGGGCGCGCTCTGGCGACAGGGGATAAGCTTCCGTCATGGCGATCACGTCTCGCCACTCGCCGGACTTCCACGGCGTCAGGGTCGGGTCGATCAGGAACCGCTTTTCCGAGACCGCGAGACCGTCCGCCCGGTCAAGGCGCTTGATGGGAACAACTGCATTCATCCGATGCGCTCCAGTGCGTAGTCCATTCCGCTGAATCCATGCCGAGCCCCTTGCGGGCTGTTCGGCTTCCGCTCTGCTTTCCATGTGGCCGCCTTCCGCACCCACTGACGCCAAGCTGCGGTCCAGTCGGCTTGTCGGCGGTCGTTGGCTTTCGCGTGATCGCGAAATGCTGCGGTCTCGTTCTCGATCTCGGCAGACGTCAGACCGATCTCGGCGCCAAGGTCGTAAGCGTCCTCTGGCGGGTTCCATTCATCCGGCAAGGCGTGGGTGCGAGCGCGCCTCGCGCGCGTCTCCCCCTTCAGGGGGTTATTCGAGGGGTTAATAGAGGGGTTAGTCCCGACGGCTGTCTGGGGTTTCTCAGACGGCTGTCTGGGGTTTCTCAGACGGCTGTCTGGGGTTCCGTTCACTTCGGCAGGCTCAAAGGCCCGACGGCTGTCTGGGGTTTCTTCCTCGAAAGGCCCGACGGCTGTCTGGGGTTTCAGGGCAGGTGCATAGAGGCTTGGCAGGTGGCGCCCGCAGCGACGGATGACGATCAAATGGCCGCCCCGTTCAAGCTGGATCGTCGCCTTACGGATGCCGTCCACAGTGGCGCCCAAGGCCGCCGCAAGGGTCTCCTGCGACGGAAAAGCAGAGCCGGTCTTGCGGTTGAAGTAGCCGGTCAGGACTACCGCCAGCCGGGTGCAGAACGGCGTCAGCTCCCGATTGCTGGCAACCTGCCGCAGCCATCCAAGGTGATCCCGGTTGATGGCGTCAGCCATGGTCGCCCCCCGTGGTCCGGTTGGCATGCGTCAAGGCAATGGCGAAGGTCGAGCCGGTCGCGCCGGGGAACTCGGCCAGGGCGAGCCGCATCATGCCGTCAGGCGCGGAGCCCGCGAGGCGGTAAGCGACGATCCAGCGGACCATGGCGGCGATGGTGTTGGCGGGCGGGCTCATCGCGCCAGCTCCAGCCCGACGAAGTGCCCATCGTCATTGAAGACGGTCCGTATAATCGTTGCGACCGAACCGCCCTTCCGGTAGGCTTCTCTTTGTCCAGACCCGCCAAGATCAGGATTACCGAAAGCCCCGCGACCGCTGGAACGGTCCGCGGGGTTTTCTACTTTCGGGGGGGCAGATTGGTTTGCACGCCTTTCCCAAGCCTTTGATTTCAAACAACCCGAATTCGCGCCGGTTTGCGGCGAAGGGTTTGAAAAGGCCCGACAAGTAGCGGCCTGCAAATCCTTGCACCCCGGTTCGATTCCGGGCCAGGCCTCCATCCTGCTTCGCGCTACGCGCTTCGCAGGACAAGTCCCGAACAGACGTGCGAAGCAGGATGCCCTGCGAAGCCTCGGCGAAGCAGGGCTGCAGCGCTTCAACAGCGCGCCACCGCTCAAACCCCTTGCGTCTGTCGCGACGTAAGCGGTCATCCTTGTCGCAAACGAGGACACGCCGCCATGGACGCCACCGCCCCCACCGTTCGCGACGTGGTCGCCGCGCACCGGTTCGACAATGACAGGCTCGAAGCCTGGCTGGCCCCGCGCATCGAGGGATTCGGCGCCGCGATGCGGGTGCAGCAGTTCCAGGGCGGGGCGTCCAACCCGACCTTT